CATCCATTTTCCCTGTTTCTGATATTGCAACTCCTGAAACGTTTCTTATCTTACGTTCCATCGCATTTGCCGGTACATTGAAATCGTCAATATTCAACGTAGCACGAAATCCTAACCCTCCATTAACCGCCTCGCTCATATCATCGTTTTTACGTAATTCTTAATGTCTTCTTTTGTTTTTAGTTTTCTGTGGATAACATTCCCAGTGTCTTCTGATTTCTCATCTTTTTTTGTATAAATTGTTCGTGGACTATCGTCTAACATAAGCCGAACATTTACCCAGGATATTCCCCAAAGCAGATAATGATATGTCCAATGAAACTTTTCTAAAATTGCGGCTCTATTGCCCCAGGGACTATTCAACCCAATTACTCTACTCGACTTGCTTTGGGTGTCGTTGTCGTTTCGACTTGTAATATCAATCGAATAGAGTTCGTAAAACCCGCTTTATTCCTTAATTGGTCTATTATCATACAGAGCCTTTGCAATCTTCCTGATGTAAGGTGTGTAAGAAAGAACTTTTGTAACTCTTTCACTTTTCCTGATAAAGGATCTGCTATTTCGCTTACATTAAGAGTAGCTACAGCAACTATTTTTGCCATTAGCTCCGTGTATTTAAATAGTTTATTGCTCTCTATAGCAGGGTTCTTTTGGATATCATCTTCATTATAATTCATTTCAAGTTCCAACTTCCTTATCATGTCAATAGTTCCTAAATAAAGAGGCTTAATATGGAAATGCCTCATATAAACTTCTTTCTCCCCAGCCAGTAAATCCGTTATAGTCTCTTTTTTAACATCCCACTTCTTAGAAATTCTCCTGTTTCTTAATTTTATCGCAACTTTAGGAAAGTGTTTATTCCACCATTGTAGAAGTTTGGGCGTCTTTTTAGGCTTTATTTTTAAAGGAACAGAAAATTTCGCACCATATTGAAGTAATGTTTCAATAGCCTGTTCTTCAAGAGCTTGTTTTTCTTCGTTAGTTAATTCTTTTTCCATTCGGTTTTTGATTAAAGAAATAAGCCTCCCAAGAAGGAGGCTTATCACATTATTGTTATCCGACCTCTATTTCTGTTGGATTACTCGCATCTTCGTCCATTTCCAAAGGCGTCATGAATTCTATTTTCATAGGAACAAGACATATTCCCTTGCTTGAATACGTGATACTGAAGGTAGGAACAATCCTTGCAGCCCTTGTAACCACCATCAGCCCTTCCTCAGGAAGGAACTTAATACAATATTCCTTATAGGGTAATTTGCGTGGTTTGACCCATCTTTTTTTACTTGTTGTAGCGTCTGTAACTATTTCACCACCGAAATATCTCGCCAACTGTTCCAGGTTCGGATCCATAAGAGATAATTCGCCAACAGTATCACCCGGTTCTATCTGTATCAGCTTTTTTGCTGACGTTTCTGATTTATGTACCGTCACTGTGGAATCCCCGTCTTTCAGTGTACATGTTTCCTGGTACACATCCCCAAGATCATTCCATGCTTCTGCACTTGCTGCCGGAATATTATATCCGGAACTCTCAGATGCATTGGCTTCTGATTCTGCGCAGAAGATTTTTTTTAAACCCATCGTGCTTTCTACCATAATCTTAAATTTTGTTAATTTTTATTTCTAACTGTAACTTCAATAGCTATAGACACGAAGTGCTCATTCTGGTCCTGTTCCTTTATCGGAGGATTAAGCTGCCCAATTGTCCAGCTTATCCCACTATCAGGAACAAAATGACCTTGTAATAATTTTATACAAGAACTTCTTAATGTCACAAGTTTTTGAAAATCTATTTTATAACAAGAATCTCCGGTAATGGATTTCTCAACTTTATCAGGAACATGTATATTTACATTGATCTGCCCATACTGTACAGATCCTTCACCTGTAATCGAACATGGTACTATAATGATATCTTCTTTTGAATAGTCATTACGCTGCCAGCCAATTGATCCGGTTATATCGTTAGAAATGTTACTTTCTTTCAATAACCGATATATATAAGTCCCTATTATTTCAGAACATTCCATTTGCCTTTGATTTTGCCATTTTCATTAATCTTTGCATAGTAGCAGGGAAATCTGTTTTTGACTTCAATTCAGCAGGAAGGATAACATTATATCCTTTTGCCTCTACATATGCTGCGTAATTCATTCCCGCAACGATAATAAGAGAAAATGTGGCGGATGTCTCAGAAGCTAATTTTATGGCTATCTTATAGGCAGCTGATCCTGCCTCTCCGTATTGTTTTATTCCATTAATTATGACTTCTTTGTTTTGCACCACCACATATCCTATTGAATTTGTTAAATTGCCAGTTCTATCGGTATAATTATGATTATCTTCTGCATAACTAACCAAACTTTCACCAAGAGATTGAAGCGTAAAAATTATAGCTTTCTCAAATCTCTTTTGAAAGGCTGCTGTTTGGTTAGTCACAGCACCATTACCGAAAGTTGGCTTTATCCCCATATCTCTATGTATTTCCGTGTAAACGTATCTGCCCCTTTGATCGTGAAATAATCTACATTCCCGTTTTCTCCTGTTAATTGAATTTGAGTTCCTACAAGTAATTCACCATCAAAGTATTTAGGAATAAATACATCGTAGTTATAAGCTTGCATCTGTCCATCTGTTCCAATTAACTGTTTGGCAGGAATAGATCTTGCTATCTGACACTCACAGCCATCCAGCCATTCGTTTGTCTGATTGTAATCAGACCATCCGGTATCAGGAGATTGTGCTCCTGTATCCTGAATTCCTTTATATTTAAAAGTGCCATTAGTTTTCATCACCAAAGATTTGATCCGTCTGTTATACTCGATACTTTGATATAATCCCCTACATCAAACCCATACTCATCACACAGATTTGTTATTCTCTCCTTTAACTGGTCCGCATCATAACTCTGGGAAGATTTTCCAAGACTATCTGACTTAAGTATTAACATCTTACTCAGTATTAAAATAGCCGCTTTAGCAACATTCCTACTGTCTGTAGTGCTATTGTATTCTTCGTCAGTAGCTGTAATTCCTACGTCAGCCAAGGCTTTACGGATAGTTAATGCGCTGGGGGAGAACGGTTCAAGTTCTCCCACCAAGGCATTATATTTAGTCAAAGCATTCATGTCTACTTGTCTATTTCAGCGTCAAAAGCCTTCTCCTGCTCTTCTGTTAAAGCCGCAATCTTTTCGTTGAGCTTCTCAACGCCAGTGTTCGCAACAACTTTAACTCCGATCTTTTTGAGGGCTTCTATAGCAACTTTTGAATCTATGGTTTTTTCTCCATAGGTCACTTTGTTTTCACCTTCTTCATCTAACAGCTCACACAGGCCACGTTTAACAAGATTATTTATCCGTGAAATTTCTTTTACTTCAATCTTGTCTCCGGCAACATAGTGTTTTTTGCTGTTGTTTTTGTCTTTAAATTTTTTTAAAACTCTTAGTATCATTCTTTTAAAATTTATAATTAAAAAACTATCCTACATCCTCAGCAGCAATACCGTTGTATTCACTTACTGGTAAATAAGTACGATCAACACCATCTGAATCAGCGGGGATGGCCTTTTCTTCAAAGCCTCTTACCTGCATACATACACATCCATTAATCTGATCCATTATTGGTAGGAATCTTGCGGATCCTTGTGTGTATTCTCCAGCCTTTTGTCCTGTTGAATCTCCTGTACGCCATTTAGAAACACGTATTCCATTTCCAGCATCAAGATATGTTACATTTTCTTCCTCCATGAGTTCACTATCTTCGATTGAAGGTTGGATGTGACCTAATTTCTCAGCTGGTTTGAAAACGATGTTGTTGTGATTCCATGGATCAATCGTTGAAACTATCCCGTCTTTTTCCACTCCCATTCTCCTCGAAATCTCAGTGATTTTAGGAATCTGGTTATCTGAAAGGAGAGAGTTTAACTCTGTAATGCTTGCTATTTTTGCCTTTTTGTCATCACCAAAAACGGCTTTTCTTATTCCTGTATCTCTACGGATAAAAGAAACGATCTCAGGAGACATAAGGATCTCGCCAAACTCTATTCCCATATTTTTGTAATATGTAACAATATCGGATAACAGAAGAATGATATCCAGTTTACCGGCTTCTGAATTAGCAGTATTCCAAAGGAGTGCAGACATAAGCTTGTTGGCAGATTGCATATTGTAATCTACTTCATATGTACGACCTCCGGGATTGTTGATAGCAGGCGTGAAATGACAAACACCGTTATTTGACAGAGCATTTAAGATTATAAAGTCTAAAACATCTTTACATCCCATATATGCATTCTCCATGTCATTAGAGAGCGTCTTTTTGATCTGCATTACTTTGGAAGATTCAGTCAGAAATGGAGACTTATAAACTTCCATTAATTTCCGATATGTCTTTGCGGACATAAAGAACTTGTGGCCTACGCGTGGAATTTCTTCGTTCCAAATATCAAAGCCGTCGGAACGTCTCAAAGGTGTTCCTGATTCGTCTCCAATAAGAGTAGCCATAACTCTAAGATGATACTTGCCCATCACGGCATCGGCTCTAAGAGACATTTGCGGGGCCTCCCAATCGAACCATTCGTCAGCATATGTTTTCTGGAATAAGGCTACTCGTTTTTGCGATGCAAGATCGAATGTCTTCTTCCACATTGCCAAGAAATCTAAGGGTTTCCCCTCAGTTTCGTATAAATTTTTAAATGTTGAATAAATACTTTTCATTTATTTTCCTCCTTAATTAATAAGATTGAGATAACCGGACATGACTATTCCCTTTCAGGTAAGCACCCTCAGCATCCTTTTGAGAAGCCGGAATAGGCAATACACGTCTTTCGTACAAGGCATATTGCATTGTGTCGTTTGAGACATCAATACCTGTTTCTTCACTTTCCACTTCTGTGTCGGTAACTGTTACAGAATTAGCACTACCAACGACAGCAGCATTTTTACTCGCATCGGAGATTACCTGTACAATCACATCTCCAACGGCTAATCCTATTATGGCAGCAGAGAGATGTATAGTATAAGATCCACCTTCTTCAGAAGTGTTGTCTTCGATTTTTGAAATAGAAGGTGCGTCAGCGAATACTCCTTCTACGGTTTTTAACACTTTATCGCCAACAGCGAAAATCGGAGAGTAGTAGTCGTTGCACTTCAATGTTACCTTTTTGGCATCATCAGCGTCAATAGCCTTTACTTCGCCTGTTTTAATAAGCTTGACCTCCCTGGTTTGTTCATCAAAAATAGAGAGTGTTCCTGCTGGTATAGTATTACCTACGTTGAAATTTAGATTCGCCACATCCAAATTAAAACCACCCTCTACGATGTGCGGACTACCTGAAAATATCGGGCGTTCGCCTACGAAAGTTGTTCTTTTTGCTTTCATCTTTTAAAATTTAAGTTACTTAGCAATAATTTCTTCAAGTAAAGAAGTGGCTGCTTCATTAGTACCTTCTTCTGTTCTTGTTTTTCCACCTTCCGGGGACTGATCAATAAGATTGTTAGTGATAAGATCCTGTTTAATGTCAGCCATGAAGGCATCCGGGTCAGCATCCTCTGGAACAGAAAGTCCTTTTAGACGCCATTCAGGAATTGCATGTTTAGTTGCAGCCGCTTTAATGGCTCCTTCCCTCATTTCTTTCCCCTTGTTTACTTTCATTTCATTCATTTCATTCTCCATTGTCTCCATCTTCTTTCTCATAGCTACAAATACCGGATTTTCATCTGGATTAGCTTCAACCGGTGTTTTATTCACTGGTTTGCTTTGTGTAGAATTTGCATTCTGAGTTGTAGTAGAAACAGTAGTAGAATCTTTCTCTTTGTGTGCATTGACCCATCGCGTAGCTTCACCCTGCGAAGCAGTAGCT